GTTCTCTGGCTAATTTGTTACAACTAAGAGATCAAGTACGCGAAGCTAAACAAAGAATTGAGGATTAAAAAATGAAAAACAACCCAATGAAACTTAAATATAACATGGGCGGTAACATGTACGCTGAAGGCGGCTCAATGCTAGTTCCACCAGAAATGGGACTAACAGACATACCCGAAGATACTTACGACAACATCCCTGAAGATGAAGTGGCCGAAGCAGAAGCTTCACAGCTTCCAGACGATGAGATGGAAGAAGGGTACTTAGACTATGTACTAGCAGAGTCATTAGATATAGATGACCAAGAATACTTAATGGGCGTTCTAGAAGGTGATGAACGTCTAAGCAATATCTTTGATCAAGTTATGGATGTTGCAGGAGAATTTTCTGGTGAAGGAGCCGTAGAAGGCCCCGGATCTGGAGTATCAGATTCGATTCCCGCAAGGTTATCGGATGGTGAATTTGTTTTCACCAAGAAGGCTACCGATCAAATGGGCGCTGATCAGCTACAAACTATGATGGACGATGCTGAGAAAGCCTATGACGGTGGTTTAATGAAGAAAGCATTTGGAGGTCTAACAAGCGAAGACGATATGGATTCGTATGATAGTGAAGAAGAGGTTAAGAAACAAATGATCTCCGCTAACCAAATGCCAAGTATACGATAAAGCCACTTCAGTTCGCTGAACCCTTTATCATTTTTTTTACCTAGAGGCCACCTTGAAGTATCAAGACCCTATATTACAAACGCGAGTAGTATAGCCACCTTGAAAGACTAGCAAGCCCCAAAAGGAGTGTGATCAATATGTCAAATGCAAACGAACAACTTGAAGAACCAACTGCGAATCCGTATAACTCTAAGAAGGCTTGGCACACGCCAGATGCCCCAAGTAGAGGTAAAGCAGATACGCTTTTCTTTGAAGAACCCTCACAGGCTACCCGTCAAGCGGCCCCTGAACAAGAAGAGGAAGCACCCAAAGGAAGAACTAATTATAAAAAACGATACGATGATCTAAAAAAACATTACGATCAGAAGATAGCAACTCATAAGCAAAGAGAACTAGAACTTACCGCGATGGCAACTGAAACGCAACCTGCGTATGCCCCGCCTAAGTCAACTGAAGAACTTGAAAACTTTAGAGAGCAGTATCCTGATCTATATGAAACAGTAGAAACTGTTGCACACTTACAGAGTGAACAACAAATGCAAGCTTTAAAAACTAAGATGTCTGTTCTTGAAGAACGAGAATTAAACATCCAACGTAAAGAAGCTGAGTCTACGCTACGTTCTCGACATCCTGATTTTGAGGATATACGCGGAGATGAAAAGTTTCACGAATGGGCTAAGGAACAACCTGAAGCAATTCAAGGTTGGATCTATGAAAACCCAGACAATGTTGCACTAGCGGTCAAAGCTATTGATCTTTATAAAATGGAAAATGGAATCAAGATTGGAAGTAAGCAGAAGGCAAAGAAATCACAAGCCCCCAAATCTTCAGCGGCAGATATGGTGTCCACACGGACAACACAAATAGATGCTAAAGAACCCAAGATTTGGTCACAACGGGAAATCGCTAAACTGTCTATGGCTCAATTTGATAAATACGAAAGTGATATTGACCAAGCTATAATGGAAGGCAGGATAGTAGATTAAATATAATTGTCTTTTTTTAGGAGTAACACACAATGGCTTATAATGCCTCAGACGCTCTATTTGAGCAAGGTACAGACACGAACGGTAACTTTGGTAATTCGGTTACTGGTCAAACTAACAGCTTCTTCATGCCCTCAATCTTTTCTAAGAAGGTTCTTAACTTCTTCCGAAAGGCTTCGGTAGCTGAAGCAATTACTAACACTGACTATGCGGGTGAAATCTCAGGTTTCGGTGACTCTGTAAAGATCATCAAAGAGCCAGAAATCACTGTATATACGTATGAGCGTGGTGCTGACGTAACTCAGACTAAACTGACTGACGTAGAAACAACCTTGATTGTAGATGTGGCTAACGCATTTAAATTCAAAGTTGATGATATTGAAACAGCTATGTCTCACGTAAATTTCAAAGAAGTTGCATCTTCATCTGCCGCTTACGCATTGCGTGACGCATTTGACGAAGGCGTAATTGCTAAGATTATTGCGGGAGTTTCAGCTTCAAGCCCTAACCACATCCTTGGTAGCGACAATGCTACTGACCTAGCCGCAGGAACTTTTGACGGCACTGGTAACTTGGATCTTGGTTTTGGTTCTAACGAGCATGACCCTCTTGATATAATGGCTCACATGGCGCGTCTACTTGACGAGCAAAGCATTCCAGAAGAAGGTCGTTGGTTCTTAGCTCCACCTAGTTTTTACGAGCAACTATCTCAGTCTAGCTCTAAGTTGATGTCTGTTGACTTCAATTCTGGTCAAGGTGGAATCCGCAATGGATTGGTATCTTCTGGAAAACTCCGTGGATTTGACATGTACAAGTCTAACAACATAGCCGCTCCTAGTAACGCGGCAGGTCAGATAGTATGTGGACACATTAGCTCTACTGCAACTGCACAGACCATCACAAGCACTGAAGTCCTTCGTGACCCAGATAGCTTTGGTGACATCTGTCGTGGACTGCACGTATACGGCGCTAAGGTTCTACGCCCAGAAGCATTAGTATCTGCGTTCTACGGTATTGACTAAGTAAGTAATTAGAGATGGGGGTGTAAAAGCCCCCTGATCTTTAAGAGGACTAAAAATGAATGTTTTTAAAAAGATTTTAAGCACTGCTAAACAAGCTAATAAAACTATAGCTAATTCTGTTGTAAAACCTATTGCTACATCTGCAAAAAATGTTGCTTATACAAGTGTACAGGCTTTAGAAAAAACAAATGCTATGGCTAATTCTGTTGTAAAACCTATTGTTAATAAGTTAACAAATAAAAAAGCTACTGGTCAAGCAGAGTATGCACGTATGGCTAAAGGTGGGGCAGTAAAAGAAGAAATGACTAAAGCTAAACCTAATTAGGAAGTAATTATGGCAATATTAGGAAGCAATACAAAGCCTATAATGATGCAAGGCAAGAAGAAAGGAAAGAAACTAGGCGATACAGGAAGTTGGTATAAGCCAGAAAACAAAAAGAAATACGAAGATAACTGGGATGCTATCTTTAACAAACCAGACACTAAAACAGAATCAAAGGCGAAATAAGATATGGCAACAACTTACCTTGAACTAACTAATGAGCTTTTGCGTGAACTCAACGAAGTTGCCTTAACGTCAACAACTTTTGGAGCCGCACTAGGTGTACAGCAACATGTTAAAGACTCAGTAAATCGTGCTTACTTTGATATTATAACTCAAGAACCACAATGGCCTTTTCTATCTGTTGCAGAAAGCGGTGCAGTAGACCCCATGTACGGAAACGTGTACGTTGAAACAGTAGCAGGACAACGCTTCTTTGAGTTAAAACCTGCTAGTTCTAGCATTACAACTGAC